TTCCCAGCGAATTCAGCCATCTGGTTGGAAACCAGAGACTTACTTGGGTTGTACGGACATCCAAGAACATCTAACATGCGGATATACTTCTCGTATGTAGGACGATGAAGGATTATTACATCATCACCTAAAACAAAAAACCTGTTTGGGATTCCTCCCGCGAGGTAATCGAGTAGCACACCATGTGTCAGAGCAAAGCTCGGAAAGCTTGGGTATAAACCCATAGGCTGGCCGTTAGACCAGCGCACGCCCTCTTTGCCATATGTCCAGGTTGTGTTCCTAGACAAATCCTCGAAAAGATTTATTAGGTATAAGTCTTGAGGTAAAACCTTTCTCAAAACTGCTAGCTGCAGCTCTAACGGAAAATAATCTGTTGCTGAGCTCAGATCTACACAAAAAGCAGACCTGCCTTTTTCAAGGTGTTCTTGAACAACTTTGTAAGGCTTACTTTGTTCAAAGGTGCAATCCCATGGCAGTCCTGTGAGCAATTCAAATAACTTGTCACCCAATGGCTGTAAAGCCCACTGGTGGAGTCGAAAAGGATTAGCAATCCAACGTATTTTCAAACCTCCATCCTTGGTTAAGGGACAGAGTTTACCTCCAGCTACCTCTGAAGGGGGTTTGCCGACAACTTGGCAATATTCCGCTAATAGTTCGTTGGATAAACCTTCTAGGATAGGTCGGTAAGCTCCAAAATGCTTATTAATGAATTGAAGGTTCTCTTGTGAATGTGATAACCACTCGAGTTCCACTTGCAGATCTTCGCTTTGTTTAACCGAACCACCTGAAATCCTAGGTGATTTCGTACCTTCCTTACCTTGGTAGAAGAGCAGGGGTTGAGCATTCCCACACTTCTGTAAACCGAATATGGATTCGGCATGGGCAGCAATTGAGCTGTTCACATCTGCTGGATAACTATTCCGTGGAGATGCTATACTTTCACAGGCCTTTTTAAAATCCTCTTCCGTTATTTTGGAAGGGATAAAGGTCGAATAAACCATTAGGCAGTTAATAGCCACTTCAAAGGTTT